GTGTACCCGCCGGACATGGGAGGCCACCATGCAGCCTAAGACCCCCGCCCTGTCCAAAAGCCACCGCGGCGAGCAGGTCTACACGGGCGGCCAGCAGGTGTCCTACGACGTGCCAGCCGCCCGCCTGGCCGACCGGGATGACTGCCCCCACTACGCAGCCTGTCTGGCCAAGGCGGCGCACGCACGGGCCAAGAGCGGGGCAGCGCAGAGCGTGTGCGAGGGATGCACGGGCACCCCGCGGCCGACGCTGGATGAGCTCGTGCGCGAGTGCGCTGCCAAGCACGGCACGAACCCGGGGCATGTCCGCACTGGGAAGAAGTGGCGCGAGGCTGCAGCAGCACGGCGCGACGTGTGGGCGCGCGGAAACCTGCTCGGGTACACGGACACGGAACTGGCGCGGGCAACGGGCGTGACCCGTAGCTCGGTCGGGGAATGGCTGGACCAGCCTAGGAGCAAGCGATGAGCACCAAAATCCTCGCCATCGACCCGGGTATCAAGCGCGTAGGCTGGGCCATCGTCGAAGCCGATCAGGACGCCATCTGGCACAGGGCAAGCGGCATCGTGCCTGCCGAAGAACTCAGCCCCGGCATCCTGCTTGGGCTGGTCAAGGACCACAGCCCCGACATCGCCGCGGTCGAGAGGCCGGCGGGCAGGGTGTTCGGGGGCATCACGAACATCACCAACACCGCGTTCATGGCTGGGCAGGTGTACGGCTGGTTGGACGCACTGTTGCCCGTGCGCGCCTACTTCGCCACGGACTGGCGCCTGTGGCTGACCGGCTCGCCATCGGCCAAGGATGCGGCCATCGCGGCGGCGCTGTCGGCGGTGGTCAAGTGCTTGCCCAAGAAGAGCAACCCGGACTCACGGGATGCCATGGGCTTGGGAGCTTTCGGGGTGCGGCAGTATCTGCCGGCAAAGGGGGCGGCATGATGGGCGACATGATGGCCGGCAAGACCAAGACTCTGGCGGAAGCAGAGCAAACGTTGAGGATTCTTGACCACCTGATTCGCAACGGACTTCGCGGTCCGCTGGCTGTCGCCAGTAGCATGTTCGACGCTTACGCGAAGGCGCTTGCGGATCACTGGGCGCAGAAGGGGGAAGCCGAATGAGAACCTACACCGAAACCGGCCCGTCCGGCGCCGTGGTGACCATCCTGCGGCTGTCCCAAGCCGAGGCAGGGTCATTGCCCTCGCAGGTCTACGCGGCGCGTCCACGGGGGCGTTCTGGCGAATTGAATGGGGTGGTCGTGATTGTGGACTCAGAGGCGGCACCGGCTGTGCCGGGGCATGAGGCGGTCGATGAGCACTGATGCAATCGAGCGGATCAAGAAGGCAGCGAAGCGTCTCCCTGCGCTGCACGCGCGCAAGGTCGAGAAAAGCTGTCAGGAATCAGACTGGACCGGCTACGACAAGGATGCAGGTAGCGGCGAAGCGTGGACCGTGAGCGACAGACCGGACCGGGACGGCTGGTGCACCGATGGCGGCTATGAAGCGTACGGCCTGCCGCGTGGTGTGGCCGAAGCCATCGCGGAACTGGTCAACGCTGCGAAGGAGTTGTGAGATGGGCAGACCTTCGCCGAAACCCCATGGCTGCAAATACACCCCCCGTGCCAGAACCTGTCAAGCTTGTTTTGCAGTGGCGCGCTGGGCTGCGGGTTTGTGCCTGCTCTTGTGCGTGACGGTTGCGTGCGGGTGGGTCGAAGCGCTGGTGAGGGTGGGGGTATGATTTCTTTACCCCTGAAAAAGGGCAGAAGGCCGCATAACCGCACGGAATCCAGCATCGCCCTGGTGAAAGAATTGTCCTCTTGTGGCGTGCCTCAAGAGGTCATTTCCCAGCGTTTGGGCATATCCAAGGTGACGCTCCACAAGCATTACCGCGCAGAACTGGACGAAGGCGAGTCGAACGCGGGCGAGTCGGTGGTCAAGTCGCTGTTCGCCATGGCAACAACCGGGAACGTTGCTGCCGCCATCTTCTGGGCCAAGTGCCGACTCGGCTGGAAGGAAGCCCGCCCAGATACCCCGTCCGAGCATGAAGCCCGCCTGCTCAAGACCATGCGCGAACTGCGCGTGAACGCGGGCGATGTCGAAGCCATCCTGCGCGTGATGAGCCTGCCACCGGAGCAGCGCGGGGCAGCATTGGCCGTGCAGGAGCGGGCGAAGCAACTGAAGGGTGGTGCCGAGTGACAGACGATGTCATCCTGCGCCCGTACTGCCCCGCGGACCGGGAGCTTATTGAGGATTCGTGGCTAAAGTCCTACTATTCTCACGCATCGTGCTGGATGGGATGGGTGAGTGTGGAGTCATTCTGCACTCTGTACATGCCAATCATTCGCGCCCTGCTCGACCGGAGCCGCGTGCGGGTCGCCTGCCTGCGCGACAGTGAACCGGACGTGGTTGGCTGGGCTGTGCTCTCAGACAAGCTGCTCCACTACGTGTGGGTCCGTGATGGGTGGCGACGGGATGGGCTGGGCACGTGGTTGGTGGCAGACCTGGCGCCCGATGCAATGCGGTACACGCACGAAACGGAGGCGGGCCGGGCATGGGTCAAGCGATTCCCAGGGTGGACAAGCGCGCCGCGTGAGCTGCGCAAGGAGGCAAAGTGCGTCTTGTAAGAGTGCGATTCGAGAAACCGCTGCCCGCGTTCGGGTCGGTGGAATACCGGGAGCCCGAATACGAGTGCGTGTGGTTCGAGACGAGCCCCGCTGCGGTGGTTGTGAAGCATGTGCAGCGCGGCGAAACGGTGCTCGTGCCGTGGTCCCGCGTGGTCGAAGCGTGGCCCGAGCCGGGCGGAACCGTGCTGAACGATGAGGCGAGCAATGCGGGCGGCGGGGTGCTGCCGCGGTTGCCCACGGTTGTGACAGAGGAGGTCAAGACCAATGAAACCGGGACTGTAGAGCAACCCAAGCGCAGGCGGCGCTGATGAAGATCGACATCATCTCTCAGGACTCCGAGACACAGGCCAGCGAACGCGCCCGCATCGTGAGCGAATATGAGGTGAAGCCCGAAGTGCTCGACGGCTGGGCATTCATCGCGAAGGCTTGCGACGGCTTCGGATATGAGGAGTGGGACTGGTATCTGGTGCGTTCGCCCGATGGAACGCTGCACGAGAACGAGGCCGGCCACTGCTCGTGCCACGGATTCGAGGAACAGTGGGAGCCGAAGCCGTCGTCTGTTGCCTACCTGCTTTCCGACAAGTTTGGAGTCAGTGGCGTCTACGATGCGGAGAAAGCCGAGTTTCAGGCGTGGGTTGGCTTGCACCTGTCGGGGTTGCCGTGATCGACCTGGGCCGCGGATTCGCTGTCACTCCCAAGCCTGCTCCGGTGCTGCGGTATCTCGAAACCGCATTGCCGAAGCAACTGGAGATGATGCGTAGCGCGGCCCGTAAGAAGGCGGCGGTGTGCGGGCGCAGGTCAGGCAAGACGTACGGCGCGGACTTGGGCCTGATTGACAAGGGGCTCGCCATCCCGGGCGTGGTCTGCCCCTACGTGTGCCTGAGCAAGACCAGTGCGCGGTACATCACGTGGCCGGTGTTGCACGAGATAGAGCGCGAGCATCACATCGGGCTGGACTTCGACGATCAGAAGCTGATTGCGAAGCTGCCGAACGGGTCGGAGATCCCCTTGTGGGGTGCCGACGAAAAGCGCGACATGGAGAAGCTACGCGGCGGGAAGTATGGCCGCGTTGTGGTCGATGAGGCGGGCAGCTTTCCCCGTGACCTGCTCGGGTATTTGCTGGATGAGGTCTTGGAGCCAGCCACCGCGGACTACCTGGGCGACATCTGGCTCATCGGGTCACCGAACGAGGCGGCGGTTGGGTACTTCTTCGACGCTACGACCGGCGGCGGAAACGACGTGGCGGGCTGGCCTACGTGGCACTGGACCATCCTGGACAACACGCACCTGCCCCATGGCCGCGCTGAACTCGAGCGCATCATGGCCGAGCACGGGTGGACCTATGAGAGCCCCGTGGTGCGCCGGGAGTGGCTTGGGGAGTGGCTGCGGGATGCATCCAAGCTCGTGTACCGCTTCGACCCCAAACGGCACATCAGGCCCGCCCCCGACGACATCGCGTGGTACTCCCTCGCGGTGGACTTGGGTGCGTCCCTGGTCAAGCCAACCACGGCCTTCGTCCTGCTCGGGTATCCCGCCATCGGAAGCACGGTATGGGTCTGCGAGGCCGAGAAGGTGATTGCCCCGGGGCCCGACGATGTAGCAGACCGCATCCAGGGGTACATGGAGCGGCTTGGCTCCAAGCTGCACACAATCGTGTGCGACCCCGGCGGGCTTGGGGCGGGCTACGTGTCGCACTTCGTAGAGAGGCGCAGACTGCCCGTGGAGCCTGCCGAGAAGAAGGACAAAGCGGGGCACATCGAGCACCTGAATGGGGACTTCGACGGCAACCGCCTACTCATCGACCCCCAGGCGAGGGCTCTGCTGGATGAGATTGAAATCCTGCCCTGGGATGACAAGCGGCTGGACAGCAAAGAGGGCTGCCCAGACCACTGCTGCGACGGGATGCTGTACGGATGGCGCGCGTGCCGAGCCTACGCCCAGCCCGAGCATGAGCAGCAGCGGGTGGAGCGCGCTGCAGACCCGGCAGCATGGATGCAGCAATTCGAGGCACGAATGCGCGCGAAACGGGCGCGTGAACTAGACGGCAAGCCCCGGGCATGGGGCAAAGGCAAGGTGATATGAGCAACGAAGAGAGCAAGACAAACGACCTGTACCCGCACAAGCCCGGCACGCCATGGGACCTTCGCGGCCCCGATTCGCTCGTGAGCTGGATGCGTGCGCGCGGTGTGGCGTCGTACTCGCAGAGCCATGGTGTGCTGAGTATCACGCTCGGCACCATGTACGAGCCTGCCGAAGCCGAAGCGGCGGCTAAGGCAGCAGAGGAAGCCGAACACAACATGACCGAGGAACAGCGGCGGGAGCGCGCAGAGCAGGAGCGCGAGCGTCGCGCCCGGCTGCTGTACGGCCCGCAGATTCGTAGGAAGGACGTGGACAAGTGAACACGAAAACAGATGTCCGGTGGTGGAACAGGCAGGCCAAGCGCGGAGAGATGACCGAGGCCGAAGCGGGCAAGGAGCGGGCATCGTGCATGACCGGCTTTGCCAAGACACTGCGAGAGGACAGCCGCTCCCGCATCGACTCCTACCTGCACTTCAGCCGCCTCTATTACGGCTACGAGCTTGCAGGCATGGACCCGGGCGCGTATGCCGATGAGCCCGATTACCTGTCGGGTGCCGAACCGATGCCCGAGAACGTCGCACGGTCCATCGTCAAGACGGCCCTGCCCCGCGTGGTGAAGTCCAAGCCCCGACCCATGTTCATGACCACGGGCGGAGACTGGGGAGACAGGACGCGAGCACTGCGCACGGAGCGGGTCATCGCTGCAGACTTCGGCCGCATGAAGTTCTGGCGCAAGGCCAAGCAAGCGGCGCGGCTCGGGTCGATCTACGGCACCGGGGCTCTGCGCTGGTACACGCGCGACGACAAGCCCGCGTGTGACACGGTGCTGCCGTGGCAGATCATCGTGGACCCACGGGATGCGTACTACGGGGAGCCGCGCAGCCTGTACTACTGGCAACTGGTGGACCGCGCGGTGCTCTGCGACATGTACCCGGATGCCGCCAAGGACATCGAAGCTCTGCCGCAGGACAAGGACCTTGCCGAAGAGCTGGGCCGCTCCGGTCGTGAGTCGGACATGCTGCTGGTCTGGCACGCATGGCACTTGCCGAGCGGGGACGATGCGGGGGACGGCTGCTACTCCTGCGCGGTCGGTGATGTCGAGCTCTACGGGGAGAAGTGGGAAGAGGATTCGTTCCCGTTCTCGTTCTTCCGCTGGTCGGAGCCGGTCATCGGCTTCTTCGGAGAGGGCTTGGTCCGCGATGTCATGGGCCATCAGTACGAGTTGCAGGCTCTCACGCATGTGACCCGTCTGGCGATGCGCGCAGGCGTGCCCCGCACGTACATCAAGCGCGGCTCCCAGGTGCTTGCCAGCGACTTGGACGACCGCGTGGGGACGATCATCGAATGCGTCGGGGAGTATCCGCAACTGCTCAGCCCCGCGCCGATCCATGGCTCGTTTTTTGAGCGCATCCGGGAGATTCGCAGCGATGCCTTCAACACGACCGGGGTGAGCCAACTTGCGGCATCGTCGCAGAAGCCCGCCGGGCTCAACAGCGGCATTGCCCTGCAGCGGTACGACGACATCGAAGACACGCGCTTCCTTGACCCGGCCGAAGCGTGGGAGGCTTTCGCGTGCGACAGCGCGGAGCAGTTGGTCCGCCTGCACAAGCGCATCGCGGCCGAGACCGGCGAGCACAAGGTGCAGCTCTACGACTCGACGCGCAGGCGTTGGGGCGCGGAACTGGACTGGGATGACATCGAATTGGAGCGCGATTCCTACGTGCTGCAGGTCTACCCCGTGTCGCAACTTCCCTCGACCCCCGCGGGCAAGTCGGACCTGGTTGAATCCTGGTTCGCGACCGGCACGATCGACGCAGATGAACGCCGAATCATGCTCGAGCTGCCGGACGTGGAAGCGTACGGGGGGCTGCGGAACGCGGTCTACGACCTGACCTGTATGCAGCTCGAGCAGATGCTCTTCGACGGCAAGCAGGCGCGCGTGGACCCGACACAGGGCCCGGCCATGCCCATCAAGCTGGGCAAGCTCTACCTCTGTGCCGCCCTGCGCGACGGGTGCCCGGAAGAGCGCCTGAACATGGTGCGGAAGTACCTGGACGAAGCCGTGATGATGGCGGATGCGCAGAAGCCACCCGCCCCGCCTCCGATGCCACCCATGCCG